TCTTGTTCTAACTTTTGCATCAAATACAGGAATAATATTATTATCACCTACATTGATACCAACTGACATAACACCACCCTTGTCAGTTACTTGAATTGCTGCGTCTATTTTTTGGTCTAATATTTTTCTTAATCTAGTTTTATCCTCTGCAGTTTTTGCATTTTCCCATTCTGCATATTCTTTTTTAATTCCTATCAAACTAACTAAGTTTGCTTTTTTCATTTCAATTGCAGGAGACTCACCATATATTACTTTAAGTTCATCTAATTTAGGATTATCTGGAAATAAAATATCGTCTATATGTGTTTCACCTTTTACTAATTTGATAACAGATTCTCTATTTTTTGGATTTAAAAAGTCTTCGGTAATAGAATTTGTCATCTCTCTATCCAAACCTCTTAATCCATCATATCCACCTCTAAGTTTTTCACTATTTGAAACCTTTGCCATATCTGCAATAAGTTTCATATTATCACCGTTCAATTCACCATTTACAACGTGGTTGATTACATCGTTACAATTTACATCAGATAAAGCTTTTGAAGCTCCTGATTTTTTAACGTTTGGTCTATTATCAACTTCACCTCTACCTGGTTTTTCGTAAACTGCATTTATAATAGATTGTGCTCTACTATTTCCGTTTTTACCAAATGTTGAAGATGGGTCTTTTTTAGTTTTATTAAATTCATTACAAAATTCCTTTTTAACTTTTTCGTTTTTTGTAATTGCATTAGCTAATTTTTTAAACTCCTCAGTTCTTCTGTTTTTATAATGTTCTCCAGTAGATGCATCTGATATTTTCATACCTTCGTTCTTCAATTCATCTATCATGGAGGCCAAACCACCATTAAATACAAATACACTCAAATCTTTTTTAAGAGATATACCAACACGGAGACCATCATTAGTTAAAACAAAACAATCCGATGATGTACCATGACCTTCGGTATCAACGATTGCTCTACCTGCGGGGGTATCCCATACAAATTCTTTTATATTTTCAAATCCAATACTATCTTCAATATAATCTAATACCGATTCAGCCGAATCTACCCATGCATCAGTTAAAAATGTATCATCATCATCACCATTTTTTACAACGGCCTTTCTTAATTCTTTCATAACTTTTGCCTTAGCTGCATCATATGTTGCACCATCTTGCATTAGTTTAGTTATTTGTTTACCACCATGTGTAACGGCACACTCACCAGCTCTAGATTCAGGACTACCTGCACCTACACCTTTCTTTTCTCCGGATGATTCTGCATCTTCTGCAGCTTTTTCAGCTTTGGTTTTTAACAATGCAGAATAAACAGTATCGTCATCTAATTCTCTTGCATCTACAACACTCATCTCTTCACCATCTACATCAACGGCATCATCATCTTCTAAATGAATAAATTTGCCATTTTTGTCTAATTTAGAATTAGTATTTTTTTCTTTTTGTGCTCTCGTTTCGGCACCATTTCTAAACTCATCAGGTGCAATATTTGAAGCGGGTTGTTCTGGTTTTTCTCCTGTTAATCCTGTTGGAGTTTCTTTTTCATCCTCACCACCATCTAGTTTATCTTTTTCAGCTTGAGCTTTAACTTGTTGTGGGGTTGGTTTTGAATATTTTCCAGATTGAATTGCATCATCAAAATTTTTCTTATTTTTGAATACTACAATTCTATCGGCATCCTTTGAATATGCAGGAAATGAACCTTTGATTGCCTCTGGTTCATCTTTTTTAGGTGCATTCATTTTCTTAGGGCCTGCTTCATTTAAGTAAGAAAAATATACTCTTACTTTTTGAGCAATTTCATTTGCATCAGATACCCTATTTTCTCTTAGAATTTCTACTAATTTTGTAACTTGTTCCTCTTTTGTCAAATCAATAATACCATGTTGTACACGATATTCTAATTCTTTAAGGATTTCTTGGAAATTTATTGACATCTATTGTTTTATTTTTAAAATGCAGAACTAATTAAATCGTAATCTTTTTTAGGTAATTCTTTTTCAGCTTTTGCCAATAAATTAGATGTTATTGCATTTCTTTCTTTTGCCTCACCTGGTTGTAAATACCCTCTATTATCGTGATACTTTTTAATTTGTTGTAATTTAGCTAAAGATTCTCTATCATCCATATAAATTGCCAATTCAACTGCGGCTGCAGAATGTTGATTATCATCTGTCATCTTACTTACCTTAGTATTGAAAGCTTGTGCAGGATTATATGATTGTTGTTGATTAGAAGTTGATTTATCTTTTGGAGTAAATTGTAATTCTTTATTAGCTGTCATTTTTAAGAATTGTTTCATTGGCCATTTTAATTCTTTTCCAGGAACTTTGTCATATGAAACATACATACTATCATCATCGTATCTTTGAACAGTAATTTTATCACCAGTCTTTTTGTTGGTAAATCCAGTACCCGGAGGTAATAAATCCGAAACTGTATCCAAAACATCTACACCACCATCAAAAACATCATTATCTTGTGGAGTTGGTTTCTTTTTTGCATTAGGGAAAACGGATGTTCCCTTTACATCTTTAGAATCTAATGAAGCTCTACCTGCAGTAGTTACTCTACCTGCAACAGTTACTTTTGTGTCAGGTCTTAATTTATGTACTTTGTTGTATTGGTCGAATGCTCTCTGGTTTGGAAAGTCGATTTCTTGTAATGGCATTAAGTCTACTAATTTCATTGTATAGTCTTTCGTTTAGATATAATTATATGATATAAATATAAATTTTTAACTTATAACCTCTAAATTGTTATAATTCTCACCTTCTTCAACTTTAACTGGGAAACCACCCTTCTCCATTATTTCTTTAATGTCGTTTAAAAGATTTTCTCTTTCAATCGGATGAGTGTCTATAAGAAAGGCATCATAAGTATAAAGTATCATTTTTGACATTTTCCCACTCAAATACTCCAATACTTCACCAATCTTCATATAATTGATTTCAGTCTCCAATGATTGTAGTAAATAGTTGAATACCTTTTGTTCGTTTGCACTCTCTATTCTATGGAATGGTATTTCTCTTTTATATAAGAGTGTCGTAAGTTTTCCCGAAATGACGAACTTTTGGTATAATCCCTTGATGTACTTATCTACTAATTGGAAAAACTCTATCCCTCTTGCATTATCGTCTAATCCCCCATAAAGGTATGTAAAGGTTATTTTCTTTGCCGTCTCCAAATCACATCGGTAAAGGTTTGCAAGGTGTTGGTGAGCAGTAGTACCTTCCGGAAACTCATACCCAACTATTTTTGCAATCAAACGAATGTGATAAGACTCATAGTCAAATTGAATTAAGGTTCCGTGTGGATGACGACTAATAAACATTTCTCTTGTACCATCGGATTTGTTTAACGCAGAGTAGTTGACGTTAAGATGTCTATTGGATGGTCTACCCGTTGTGGTGTATGGATTGTATTGTGTAAACACAATTCCGTTTCGCTTGATGTATTGCGGATTGAATGCAAAACTATCAATAAATTTTTCCTCAACGACTTTTACCCCAGCCCCTTCCAACCTTCCCAATGTATTGATTGCTGATGTATATTTTCTATACCAATCTTCTCTTGTACTGATATTTGGGATTGTTTTTAGGGTTTCGTACCACTTCATTAAAGGTACACAATCATTCAACTCTTTAAAGTCGTTTCTATACCCTCTATAAACCGATTCTACGACCTCACTAAAGATAAATGGTTTCCCATTCTCTTCAAAGTATACCCACTCATAATCCAATCCTATGGTGTTTAAATACCTATTGTCTAAAACTAATGTATTGACATGAACTATTTTGGATATGTCAAACTTGTCTAACTTTTTTGCATCTATGTGATTGAAATTAATTATTCCATCACTTCCGTCACTTTGTCTATAATAAATAAACGATAAACGATTTCCTAATGGATGTGCTCTATGAGAACTCCACACAGGAACTATAAGGTCAATATTTACATTACCCTTTAAAAACAAAAGTAGGGTATGTTTATCTTCAATTAGATTCATACCCTACTAATATACTAAAAATATTTTGATTTACAAAATTTATTCTCCCCAATGTTTTTCACGTAATTCGTAAATGTCAATTGGTTCTCTTTTCATTTGGTTACCTGGATTGAAATATGCACCCTTCTTTAAATAACCACATAAGAAATTTCTTCTCATTCTTGTTGTATCTCTATTTGGTTCACTACCATGTACTACATGTGAGTGTAATAATGCAACTTGTCCTTTTCTTAAATATCCTTCAATCTTTTTGAAATCATGTCCTTCTGGCATTACACAACTCTTACCTCTCTCACTTCTCCAGTTACCTGTATTTGTTTTCTTTCTTTCCTCATTATCTTCAATTGGTAATATAGGTAATCTATGTGAACCTTCATAATTCCAAACTGCTCCATTTTCAGGGTCGTGATTATCTAATGCTAATGCAGTGTTAATAATTTCATTATGTCCACATCCTGTATAAAATGCGTTTTGATGTTGGTCTCTACCTAATTCACCTTTTGGTTTGTAATAACCCCAAGTTTGCATTCCGACTATATTACCTTCCATTAGAAATTCACAAGCTTCCACAATTTTTGGATGTGAAAACATTTTTTCAACTTTTTCAGAAACTTTGTGTGGGTGCATGATTGGTTCAAACTCTTGCCATTTTTCAGGTTCGTTTGCATTTCTTTCCAATCTTAATCTATCTAATTCTTCGTTTAATTCATCAACCTCTTGTTCGGTTAATAATTCTAAAACTGTCCAACCTCTATATCTCCAATCAAAGGTCATTTGCTGTCTTTCCTCAAAGGATAAGTGTTTGTATTCTTTCATAACTAATTTGTTTTATATAATTAAATATAGTGAAAATTATTTTAATTACCAAATTTTTATATGATTTTTATCAATTTTTATGAAATTGTAATAAATTTGGTAAATACAATCCAACATTTTTTAAAGTATGTGATGCTCTTGCAATAGCCGATTTATTTGCATTAACAACCCCAACATCATCTATATTACCATCTAATTTATAAACCATATTTAATGGGCCACGAATTCTCCATTTTATTTGTGCAACTATCCAAAAAACATTTTCTTTATATTTTTCAAATTCGTTTTCATTTATTTCATATATATGTGCATTTTCATCATTAGCTTTTTGAATAAAATAACGCATTATAAATCCTAAATTATAATCATCAATACTAGGTAATGGTACAATAGTATTTGGTAATTTTATATTAAATAAATTTAAATTATTTGCTACATCTTTGTACATAAGTGTTTATATTATATATGTGTATACCCAATCTGCATGTATAGTTGTTGTCCAACCATTAGTTACATCAACATTGTGTTCTATATTACTAATTCTAAATTCTCCAACTTTATTTCTCATTTCAGGAACACCATCTATTTTAAAAGTTTCACCAATATTAAATCCAGAAATACCATCCAATGTAAACTGTATTGAAATATTACTAAGTACCTGAGTGCTTGTATCTTGGCGGTCTGAATTTCCTGTAAGAATTGTGTATAAAAAATTTGGATTTGCAACTGCTAATGTTACAATACTATTATCATCGTTTGGGTTTAATTTGTATTTTATTAATGTAGTTATTTGTGAAACCGTTAAATCAATTTCTTGTACATCCGAAGCATTGGTTGCAGATTTATATTGTGTAAATCCACTGGCAGGTGGTGTAAGTTTTTCATATTGTATTTGATTTATAGAATACAAACCATCAACGGTTGTGTGATTTGCATAACTACTTAATCCCATTATTCTATCTTGATATTCCGATGTATTTGCTTTTAGTTTATCATTTACATATTTATTTTCAGCAACAAAATCATTTGCATTTCTAATTGCAGTTGAAGCCATAATGACATCCATAGTAAATGTGTAATCAAATTGCCTTATAATAGATTGATAATGTAATGGATTAAATCTATAATCAATTCTAGCTGGGTCTTTTTCAGTAGCTGGATTTCTTAATTCATTATATAATTTAAAATCAACTATTGTTCCTAATTTGTTTTCAATTAAATTACCATATCCCAATCTAAAAAAACCAAAACTTCTATCATTTATTAATTGTAATATTTGTGCTAAAAAATCTATTCTATTATATGATTTTCTAAATATGGTAAGCACTTCATTATAATCAATAAAAATATTTAATGCATTACCAATAACAAATGGGTCTGATAAATTTATTTTTTCATTTCCGTTTGGATGAATAAATTCAACTACATCATTTAAAACAACGGAATATCCATTGATAGATGCATCAATAATTGGCCCACTTATGGTTAATTGACCTTTGTCATCTACACCATATGTTAAAAATGTCTTATTTGGAAATAATACTGTACCATCTTGTGCGGTAATATATTTATGAATTTTTATAGGTATTATTTTATCGTAATTACCATTTCCTATTTTAAAAACTTGTTCACCATTAGAGTTTGGGACAACCATTGTAAAATCAGGATTCTGGCCACCGGAAGCAATTATATTATTTAACATCACTTCTACTATAAATCTTAAAGATACATATGGTGTAGATGATATTGTCTTATCGGCAATAGTATCTGTTGGTTTTTTCCAATTAAAAAATTCATTTTTCCATTTTTTTTCATCTAATTGTAATAATGGTTCCAAATTCATTCCAGTATCATTTGCTATATTGTGTATTATTTCTTTAAATAATGATATTTTTGGTGTCGTTGGAACATTTAACATACCAAATCCTGTGTTATATGTTAATGGCATTGCGTAGTTTATTTCATTACCTTGAATATATGATGCTTGTACTAAAAAAGTTCCATCTTGTTCTATTTTATAAGTATAATCATATAATATACCAGCATATCTATCATATGTTCCCTTTGATTTTTTACAATCTTCTAAATATTCTCTAAATTCCTTTATTGTTGGTATTTGGTATTTTAAATAATCTTTTACAAATTCGTTATAATTTGTTTTATTTGCTAAAATTTTATTATTGATTAATTCACTTGCATTAGAATTATCACCAAATTCTATCAATACATGCATTCCCATTTGTAAAAAAAATTGTTCTACCAATTCTAATTGTTGTAATGAAAAACATCTCATTTTTACAGTTGCCATTTTACTAAATGCAGCAGTACCTTCAACTTTAATATCAACACCTTCTATTATAACGGGAGATATTTTTCTTCCTGTTTCGTTTTCACATTCTATTGGTTTTCCTGTAAAATCGTAACCAACTATTGTTTTTCCTACATTATAATTTATTGTTGGATTAATATGATTTGTTATTATACATCCTTTATATTTTGGTTTTATATTTGGATTTTTTAATATATTAGAAACTTGGTCTAATATTTCCTTTTTAGTTGCCTTTGGTTCGGATTGAACAATTTTTGCGGCAGAAGATATTATTATAAAAGGCATTTTAGAATTCATTTTATTTCTATCTGATTGCCTTTGCCTAAAAATTTCAACCATCCAAGATTTTAATGGATATCTATAATTCATATAACTTATTTATTTATTTTTTCCAAATTTGCAATTATGGATGAAACACTTCCAGGTATTCTTAATTGTGTTCCTGGTTCAACATATAAAGTTGCATCATTTAAATTATTAGCAACAGCAATAATCCACCATAAATTTTTATCACCATAATATTCACTCGCTAATAAGTCCAATCTATCACTTGCAGTCGAAATAACATATATATCACCATCCGTTGCTTTTATTTGGGGATACATTGTTGATTCCAAATATTGTTTTTTGGTTTCATTAGTTGTTAATGTTTTACTATAAGAATATCTACTTGCCATTATTTTTTATTTTATAAATTTATCCAGTACTTGAACCTCTTCCACCATAATATATACTACCATCGGTACGGATTTTAGGTCTATATTTATCCGTATTATCTTGAATCATTTTTGGCATTTCAAAATTTACCTTCAATGGTTCAGGTTCTGGTTCTGGTGATGGTTTCTTTTTCTTTCTTGGTCGTTTTTTTGGTTTTTCTTTTGGTGTCTCTATCGGTTTTGCTGCAGGTGGTGGTTTTTCTTCCTGTGGTTCCGGTACATATACATCATCAGGTTGGTCAATTACTTCATCCATTTGATATGTAATTGTATTATCTTTGTTTAGTATATGTGTTTCTACTATGGTCATATCCATACTAACATCTACCGATGTAGGATATATAATACTTTTATCATCTATAAATTCAGAATTGGTACTGGCCCAAGAAATATTTTGTGGTATACCAATTTGAACACTATTAACAATAACATTCATATTTCTATAATAATTACCCAAACTAAATTTTACAATATTTGGTGTAAATACTAATGGTGCGTATTTATTTTGACCTATTTTTATATTTAATAAATTTCTACTAGGAAATGCAAGAGCTCTTAAATGTGATAGTTTAGCTCTCATATAAGATTGTTGTGTAGTATTTAACCAATAAACTTTAAATACAACTCTTATTTGTCTTTCAACATTATTAAATCTATAATTTTTAAAAGGTGAACCTACATATTGAAATTTATTCCATTCTGCATTTACTAATTCTACAACTTCACCACTCAAAGCGGCAGGTAAAACGATACTTTTTCCATCTAATTTAAATTCTAAATTAGTAATTCCAGATTTAGAATGTTTGGATATTAATTCTTTTAATTCCATATCATCTAAATATTCATCATCTAATAATGTATCTATTTTTTCATTAAGAGAAGTTATTCCCATTTCACTTCTTTTTTCCAATAATTCAGACCCTGGAACTTTATACTCACCTTCCATTACAGGTATTTTTATATATTCCGATGATTTGGTTTGATTATCATAATCATTTTTTGGTTTATCTTTTTTTGGTTTAACTTTTTTTCTATTGCCAGTTAATGCAGAATTTATACCTCTTGTAATTAAATCTTGTGCCGCACCAATAGTTTTACCAACTACTTGTTGAGCTATTTCTTGTGCATTGTTTCCTTTTAGTAGGCCATTTAATGCATTATTAAGTTGATTAGATTTTGCTGGATGTTGAGATATAATATAATTCTCATCTTCTTCTACTGCATATTTTAATGCAGTATGGTCACCATTTACAGGTTGTGTCCCTTTTGATACAGGAGCACTTGTTTTATTTTTAAAAATAGTATCAGATGGTCTATATGCACCTTGTTGTCCTAATAAATTTGATAATAGTCTTCCAAACCCACCTCCTGTTCCATCAGCTGGTCTTGATGAGTTGACTGCCATTGTTCTGGCAGGGTCAATAGAACCTCTACTTTCAATTCTAACCAAATCGGTTCCATATACTCTTGGAAGATTTTTTCCAAATTGTAATAATGGTCTATTTTTATTTAATTCGGAATTGAGAATATTTTCCTGTTTTGTAGGTTTTTCTACAAAAGGAACTCTATAATCTTTATCTAAAAATAAATCTTTTAAGGATTTTGGCATCTAATGAATGAATTTAATATAAATATTCAATTTGATTATTTATACTAATTTCCCAAAACTTGTTTTAAAGTTGATTTGAGATTGTTTCCTTTACCAAATTGAACATTTCTAATTAATGAATTACTTATATCTTTACCATCCAACATTAATTGAATACCTTTATCTCCAGTACCGGCCATACTTGCCACCAACATTTCAATATTTCTTAAAGTTGTTAACACATCTCCACCACCGGATAATTTTGGTGTGGATGATTGAACTTCATCAGCACCTGTTGCATAATCCGCAGCTTTACCACCTAAAAAATATCCTCCGATAGCTCCAATCAATGAAGCTACTGGAACAGTTATAGGTGCTAAAGGGCCACCAAATGCACCTGCTGCTGCACCTAATTGTGCACCCGCATAACTAGCAGCAATACTAGTACCTACTCCGGCTACCATTTGACCCGCGGATTGTCCTTCTTGTGTTCTACTATATGCATCTAATCCAACACCTGCAATTCCTAATATTTTACCACCAACTTTTATATATTTAAGAGATTTAGATGTACTATTTAAAGCCCCACCCATTTTAGCTTGTTGGGCTGCAAGGCCTTCTGATATTGGAATAGTTCCTCCTTTTGTTAATTTCATATTAGATTGTTGCATAGTCAAAGGGTTTCCATTTTTATCTACAAATCCGAATGGGTTTCCTGCACCTTTAATAGTCGATGTTGGTGATAATCCACCAATACCAGCACCAGTTGTCAATGTACTACCACCAAGGAATCCTTTACCACCTAATAATCTAGCACCAAAAAATGCACCCACACCTGTAATAAGACCGGTGACTACAGCCTGTAATGTACTAGCTGCTGCATTTAATGAGTCAGCCGTTTTAAACGCATCTCTATATGCTTTATCTTTTTGCAATTCTTCAGCTAAAGTTTGTGCAAATTTGGCATCCAATACTGCTTTATCAGCCTGTATTCGTGCTTGTGTTATTCTTAAACCACCTTGTGCTCCTACTACTCTATCTAAAAATGATTTATTTTCTGCATTTAGTGAATCAGATAAACCAACACTTTTGCCACCTTCTGCACGCGCTTGAAATTCATCTATACTCAAACCAAAGATTTTTGAAAACATATCAGATGCTATTGGCCCAGCTTTTCTAACAGATTCTAAAACTCCAGATTGTTTAATATTTTCAAATGCTTCTGCATATTTACCTTGATATGCTAATGATTGTGCAACTGAAAAATCAACAGAACGATTTAATATATTACTCAATGAAATTTGAGCCTTCATTGCTTCTGGGAAATTCAATATACTAGATGTTATACCCTGTGCAAATTTTGGAAGGCTTCCACCCATTTGTCTTATTGCAATAGCCTGTTGTAAAAATGCATCTTTATTTTGTATATTATAACTTAATAGTTTTTCCGAAGCGTCGGCCATATCTTGTAATATAACAGCTGGGTTGAGGCCTTTCATATCTGCTAATTTTGCTGCAGAATATGTCAAATTTAATGCCGTTTTTCCAGATGAACCATCCATTCTTCTAAATGCAGCCATTATTTCTGCAACAGATTGTGTACTAATTCCCATTTCTTTAGAGAATACGGCTGCTTGTGCACCCAATGTAGTTCCAAAGAAATTCACGTTTGCACCAGATGCAATATCTGTTAATGCTGCTGCAACTTGTTCTGCACCAATACCTGCTAATTGCATTGCATCTGCTCCATAACCAATACTACCTATACCATGACCAAAAAAGGCAGTTTTAGATGCTGCATTAAATTCAGCCCCTAAGTTTTGCATTTCAAATCCAAAGTTTTTTGAAGCTTCTGCTGCATAAAACATTTGGTTAGCATATTGTGAACCTAATTGTTTTCCTAGTTTAAAATTTCTATTAAAAATTGCTTGTTGTACTGCTACCTCACCTTCTGCTTTTGCTATTAATGGTGCAAATATATCTGCAAAAAAGTAATAAGCATCTTTCATTATTGGTATGTATTCTCTCATACCAATAGCAAGTTGTGATATACCCGCTCCAAATGCCGCACCTGCTACTGTTCTTTTTAATGCAGCAGAACTACTTCCAGGAGTTGCTTTTTCTAATTGTCTTGCTTGTAAATAGTCTGACAATCCATCTCCTCCGGGTAATCCACTTAATAAAGAACTTGTTGCAACATTTTTTTGTGCTCTGGCAAGCTCTTGCTCATTAAGTTTTTTACCAATCTCCGAATCTAACCCAATTGAACTTGCCAATCCTTTTAAGGCCTTCTTCATACCGGACAATCGAGAATCACTTGAATCAATTTTATCTAAAATTTCTTCCCAGTTTTCACTTAATTCCGAAACATATTGATTATATTTCTTTTGATTAATAGTTCCTTTACCAATTTGTCTATTCAATTTATCAAAAGAAGATGGCATGGATTTAACATAATCCGAAGCTTCCATCAATGCATCTCTTTGGTCTTGTTCTAAATCTGTGTTTTTTGCAAGAAATTTACCTATACCACCAACCGATGCTTTAATTGCATCTACATTTTTATTTATTCTTCTGGTTTCATCGGATTGTTCACCATATCTTCTTGTAATACTTCTTTGAAATCCATCTAATTCTGAAAAATTATCACTTAAATCATCTACTGCTTTTGCCTGTGTGTCTAATGCTTTTGCAGCTTTTTCTGATTCTTTTGTTAAAATACTTAATTCCTTTGTTGCAGCTTTTATTGAAGCAATAATTTCTTTATGAGTATCGTATTGTTCTCTTAAAGCTTTTAGTTGTTTTAATACTTCATTTTTTGCACTGCCAGGAACTGACGCAAGTTCTTTTGCTTGTCTATTTAAACTTTGGTATTGGAAATCAATTTCTTTAAGACTATTTATATAATCTTGTAATTCTTGTTTATTTCCAAAATTCGGTGTTTGATTTGCCATTAGTATTTCTTCTTAAGAACTTTTTGGATATCTTTAGTATCAATACCTTGTTTACCCAATGTGTGTTTCATTTGACGCAAAGAAGTATTTATCGAATTATCCCACTTTTGATACATTGCACCTAATTGTGGGTCTCTTTTTTTCATATTTTTAATAAAGTCTTGTTGTGTATTTCTATCTTTTGCTTTTAAATACAAATCAAAAACTTTATCAAACATTGATAATTCTACTAATCTTTTTTTGGACATAATAATACTTTATGTATAAATATTACTTTCTAATAGTTTTTGATGGTGTTGATTTATTTTTTGCAGCATTACCTATCTTTTCATAATGCTTTGTTTCATCATCTTTTGCTTTTAATAATTGTGCAAAATAAAACTCTCTTAATTTGGTAGGCATATAATATACATCATTCCAATTAAATCCACCATTTGAATAATAAATCATTTGAAATATTTTCTCATGTAGAACTACGGAATAATTACTCGGTAGGGTAAAAAAAGTCAATCCCAAATGGGATAGAAAGTGCCTCCGTTTCACCACTTGATGGATATGTGTAATTAAATGTAAAATTTAAATCCGGAGTAATATTTGATATATATTTTCTTAATTCTCTAGAATCTTTTGCTAATAATTTATTAGTAACAAAATCCGAAATAACTGATAAATCTCTACTACCATTTATTTCAACAATAATTCTTCTGTATCTAGCTGTAATTTCTGAACTTGATTGTGAAATTTTATTCATTGCTTCGATATCTTTATTAATTGCCAATTCATCACCATGTGTTAATAATTTAAATTTAATTGGTGTATTAGTTTGTGGCAAATTAAAATTATATTCATTGTTTCTATTTAATAAAGAATCTTCTATATCTTTTATTTCTATTTTTGATAAATCAACTTTTACTTCAGTATCTTCTCCCGTATATTTATCTCTTATACTAATAGTATATTCGGCACCAAAAGCTAAAATTCTACTTGCAATCAATATTGCATTTTTATCCCCCAATAATAAATCATCTGGTTTAACTCCAGGTTCAACTACAATAGATTCTAATAATTTATCAATATGAATTCCTTTTCTAATTAAATTTGAAGAAGTTAAAATATCTTCCTCTTTAGCTGTCATTAATTTAATTGTAATTTGTCCTTTTGCTAATGGATGACTTTCTGGATAACATAAACCTTTTGATGGTAAACTTATAACTTCCGTTGAAAATGGAAAAGATTTTTGTTGAGAGGTCTGCGTTGGTCCAAGGCCTCTAGATAATTGTGGTTCTAAATTTTCACTCATAATATAACTTTGTTGTTTATTATATATATGTTATTTTAAAAAAATTAAAAAGGGGAAACATTTCTGCTTCCCCTTCTTTTTATATCTTTTATTTCGATTAGTATTCTAAAATAGCTTGGTCGAATGTTAAAGTTAATTCAATTGAAACCGGGTCAGTTGCGTTACTCCAATCCATTTCACCGAAATTTGCTTGAGAGATAAATGCACCTTCCAAAGTCCATTGTTCAACTTTATCACCTACTGGTCCTAAAGAGTAGAAAGTAATGTTCTTTTTATAAAATGCTGCATATCCGTCTCTACCTGTGATAGACTCATGTGATAATCTAATCCAATCCATTACCGCTTGTGCTCCTGATGGAACAATTGGGTCGTATAATGTTACTGTGATATCATCCCAGTTTGATTTTCCTTTAATTTTTCTTTTTACATTGATATGGTCTAATTCTACAATTTCAGATGTAAAAGTAGGTCTAGCTGCTGTTTTTACCAAATATGCAGGGATATTAGTTCCAGTAAATTCCATGTAGAATCTATTGGCTAATTTCGGTTCCCACTGTTTGTAAAAAATTTCGTTGTATGTTAAAACGTTTGGCATTTTGTTCTATTGTTTATTTATTTTATATAAATATTTGTTTTTTAAATTATCCTTCAAAAGTTGCACCAGTTGGTAAAATGTTGAAATCAATTTGAATGAATTCAGCAGTTTTAGTTGGTTGTAAGTAAATAGCTCCTTTCATAATGTTTCTATCAACTACATCAGGAGTATTATTACTATCATCCATTACAACTCTAAAAGCGTATAAACCTTGGTTTTGTTGAATACCTGTTAAGTAAGGATTCACAATGTTTAAGAATGCTTGTCTTGTTGTAGATGTGTTTTGTTCAAATACTAAATATCTTGAAGTAGATGCGATATACTTTCTAACAGATAATAACAATCTTCTTACATTAATTCTGTCTAATGCAGATGGTTTATCTTGTAAAGTTTTTTGTCCGAATACAACAATACCTTGTCCTGGGAATTGTACGATTGGGTTTACTTTGTTTTCATATAAATCATCTTTTTCAGATTGTGTTAATCTATCTAATACTGCTACTGCTCCTACTAATCCACCTCTATTCAATCCTGCTGGTGCGAACCATTCTGCTGCTACTCTATCGTTTGCTGCGAATACGCCAGGCAATAATACTGAAGGTGGAACTGTGATAAGTTTGTTTGTGTTTACATCGATTGTTTTAATCCAAGGATAATAAACGGCTGCCATATTTGAATCTACTGCTTGTGCTTGTGTTATAGTTGCTGGTATCTTTGTATCTGCATTACCTGCATCTGCAATAAAGAATGCATCATTTCTTTGTTCAACCATATCTAAAATTGAAGTAAATACAGCTGAATGGTCTGCTCTATTAACGTGTGGTGCAACTACCATATTGATATCATATTCGTCAGCGTTAGATAAAGCTGCGATGTGTTTTCCGTATGCTAATTTACCTGCAGTTGTTGCTGGGTCGATATCTGCTGCGTTTGTATTTGGTGCGAATCCGTCAAAACCTTCTTGAAATGCTACTACAAATTGTCTTTTTGCAACATCTGCTGATGTTTGTGTTAATGGATTCAATGTTAATCCACAAATAGTATCTAATGAGAATACAGCGTTTGCTCCGTTTCCTGCACTTACAGGAATTGGTTTCATATAAATTTTGTTATCTGCATTATTATCTAAATCAATACCACTATATTTTGTAGAATCTACTACTGAACCAGTTGTAAATGATACTCTTGGAATAAAGTTTGCGTATGCTCCTGCGTTTACAGGTAATTGATATGCAGCGTGGCCAAAAGGTACTGCTTGAACCGGTGATTGTACATTTAAGTATGAAATTCTAATATATTTTGAATTGTTAACCCAATCACCACTTTCAGTTATTTTACCTGTTATTGAATCAATTTCTCTTTTTCTGTCTCCAATTACTCTACTAATAAAATTTGGAGAGTTAGGGTCTAAGTTTACATTTGAATAAGTTTCCAATACACTTTTTTTCTTATCAGTATCATTAAAATCTCTTACTACAACTGTAAATGTACCATAATCAGTTCCGTTTGTTGTACCGGCTGCTTTTACATTTGAAATACCAACTTTTACTTTTGTATTTGCTGTGTTTCCTGCACCTAATGTTTCAATTTGGAACAAAGGATATCTATCACCAGAAATTAATTGAGATTGAATAATTGGTGTTAGTGCTTCACATGCTTCACCTAATTGAGATGAACCACTAAATGATTGAAGTCCTAATACAACAACACTAGCACTTACATTTGCTGTAAATGAAGCTGTATATGCTCCTACATTTAATCCATCGGAATTAGATAAAGTATAAGAACCTGTGTTGAATAAGAATCCGTTTTCTTTAAAGAATGCATATGAATAAGCTCTTTTTGAACCATATGCAGATGTACCAAATACTGATTCAATATCATTATCATCTAATAATTCTAAAGACGCACTATATCCAGTTGGAGTTATTCCACTACCACTTAATGATATTGAAAAATCACCACTACCATCTAAATCAGAAATTGTTGTTCCTGTGAATCCAACTGCACTTCCTGATGTATTGAATAATATACCCAATGCACCCGATTGTGAACCTGATGCTGCTATTAATAATAAAGGAGCTTTTTCGGTATAACCCGTTTTTCCTGCTACTCTACAAATGGTTGCAGTTCCTGCTTCTCTTAAATAATTTTGTACTGCTAATGGAGTATAATATGTTCCATCAGCTGCTCCAAATAATTGTTCGAATTCAGCTTGTGAATTTACGATTGTTGGAACCAATGGGCCTTCTAAGAAAGGGCCAATGAATGCTGCTCCGATGTCAGCTACACCTTGTTGTAAAAATGAAAGGTCGTTTTCTCTTGTAAATACGCCTGGTGATACTATCTTTTCTGCCATTTTATATGCTTTAATTTAAATTTATTAATTCTTAATATAAATATAATCTTTTATCTCAAAACAACAATTCTTATTTGTATGTTGGTGAGAAATAATCATATACTTGTCCTACTGATGTTGCGTTTTGTAATGTGTTGTAGAATAATACTGGTCCAATTTGTCCGTTCCAAAATGTTGTTCTTGCACTATTACTACCGATTGTTAAAAAGTTTGTAGATGATGGTGCCGTAAATGCTGCTGCGGTAAATGTTCCTACCGATGTTTTATCTACATAAACCGTTACAGTTCCTGATGGTTGGAATGTTGCTGAAATCATATACCAAACATTTGATGATAATGATGTTGTTAATTGTGCACTATTACCTAATGTACTACCATAGAATTTTACTCTATTTAAAGTAGAACTATCAGTTGATTCAATTGCTAAACCATAAAAACCAGCGTAATCAAAAATATGTCTTGATGATACACCCAAAGTGGTTGTAGGTCTAATCCACATATGAATAGTACCTGTATTAGTATTAAATTGAGAAATACCACCATTTATATTTGTAGTAGTATCTTTATACCAGAATTGATTTGTACCATTTAAAGACCAAGATGTTTGTTTTCTTACTCCGGAATTGTATGATGGGTTACCACCTGTAATACCTGCTGCATTTGTAACACCAGCTGGTCTAACACCCGTTCCATATCCACTTAAATCTAACCAATCCGTTGTTGCTGTACCATTTGTTGATGATGCCTTAGATGGGTCGGTATATAATCTTAATCCACTTGCAGGAATCGATGGTTGAGTTGTTGTACCTTTATTATGTGAAATTAAACCATTTGAAATATATACATCGGCATTTTCCACATTTACAGTTACAATCTCAACATCTGCTTTTACAATTTCAATATTAGTAACTTCCACTTCAGTTTCATCTTCCATTACCAATCTATCTCCAGGCAATATATCACCTACATTCTTAAATTTATATTTTGAAATCTCATTATCCCAAACATATAGAGGGTGAGTTTCAGTTGATTTTATTAAACCATCATTTAAAGAAAAATATCCTTCTGCAAAGTTAAAAGTTAAATCACTAACTGTTACGTTTTGTGCTGAACCTGATAAAGTTTCTGAATGATAAAATCTCCATTCAACTTGGTCACTCTCCGGGTCTTGTGATTCATCTGGTAAACCTGCTGGCACCCAAGATTTAATTTCATCACCAACATTCAAATCTTCAACATTTACCATTGTACCATTTGCCAATTCTATTTGTGTACCAAATAATAAACAAAAATCTGGTTGGTTAATTGTATTATAAACATCTACTGCGTATAAAATTTTGGTACTTGCAACACCATAGTTACTTGCAGCTAAATTAAAACCATCTGCATATCCCATTGTCAATGTAGATTGAGCTTCGGAATAGTTAGATGCATTAATTGCTGCAGGAGTAATTGGAAAAGTTGGATATGTTCCCAAAGTTGCTGCACCTACTGTAAAGTTTGCATTATTAAAAGAACAAGTAAAGTTATTTGTTTGTGTTGCCACTTTGGTAGCTACAAATGAACCCGATGTTCCAAATGAAAAGAATGCGTTTTCGCTTGTACTTTCTACAATATATGTAAAAGTTGGTGGAGTTACTGTTACTGAATCAAATGAAAATCCCTGCATATTTGTGTTGGATATGCCTCCATTTAATCCACCTAAAGAAACAGCACCGGTTCTCACCGAACCACTAACTGCTCTAAATAAATTTCCTAATGATAAATTTGTTCTTGCCATAATATTGTTGTTATATGTTATAAATATTTAAAAGTTTTTGTTTCCACATTTCTTTATTAGAAAAATTGGTTATCATCCAATTTTTTAATTTATTGAATTCGTTTTTACGGGTTTCATAATCATCTTTACAAATTGTTTCGTATGTTTGTTTAAATGATTCGGCACTATCTGCTTTATATTTGTAATCAAGAGGAACGTGCCATTTTTCATGTAGTATCGGAAGTTTACCCCAATCCACTGCTTCAAATATTCCATATCCAAATGGTTCATATTCAAAACAAGAATGAGATATCCCCCAATCAAGTCCATAAAATCTATTTTTGAATTTGAAATCAAATTTATATATTTTTGATTTTTCAAATTTATATCCGTATTTTTTTTTATAATATTTGTTAAATGTTTCTGAATTCGTAGAAATAAAACTAGGTAAACTATCCATATATTCTGGATTTTTTCTACCTTCTGCTCTTGCTGCAAATCCTACATTAAACGAATCTATTAATTGTTTATTTTCTATAAACTCATAACAATTTGCAATATGATGTAAATTTTCCGTTTCATATGGAAAATGATATAAACCTACCCAAATTTTATTTTTTATTTTATTAATTAATTCATTTTCATATTCCCAATTACCGTACCAATGTAAGTATTCACTCTTTTCCATTTGTGCCATTAAAGACACTTTTGTTAAATTGTGAAAAACGATTGAATCAATTCTTTCTAAATTATTATGAATAGCGGTCGTAGGTGTGTAATGACCATGAAGTATATGTATTTTTCTAGCACCCTTTAAGATTCTATCAATTTCTGCTTCATTGGTTTCCCAAATATGCTCAATATCAATTGGAAATTCTTCGTAATTAACAGGTTTCTTTCTATGGAAAAGAAGAAGTGGCTTCACCTCTAAGTGTGGTGCCACTTCTTTTATCCATTCAGTTACCCATATATCAGCACCACTGTTAAACCAAGGTCCTCCAGCGGTGGTGTAGTAAACATCATACATTAAATTATAAACCTTTTTGCTTCTTTAACTCTTCTACCTGAATTGTTAAATTATCTATATTTTGTTGTTGCTCTTTAATACCTTCAATTAATAATGCTACCAATTTATCATATTTAACTGCCTTAAAACCACTTTCTCTTGTTTGAACTAATTGAGGTAATACTGCTTCAATTTCTTGTGCAATTACACCCACATCGTTTCCTTCATATCCGTGTTCAACTTTGTTTTCAGCTTTCCAATCATAAGTGTTACCACTAATCTTAGAAATCTTATCCAATGCATTTTCAATTGGAACGATATTTTCTTTGAAACGAATATCCGAAGATGAGAATGCAACTACATCATTTGTTGCGTCAATTCTACCTGCAGTTGCTGATGCAGCCATACCAATACCCAATGAATTAAATTGAACATTTGATGAAGTTGCTACTGCTTGGCCGATTGAAATTGTATGTGAGATACCTTCACCCGATGTTGCTCCTGTTGAAGTTACACCGGTTCCACCTGTAATTGTTCCTACATAATCACCGGTTGTATCAGTTCCTAATGCTACTGAATTTGCAGCTATTGTAGTTGCAAATGAAACGTTTGCTAAATTAGTAATAGTTCCCGTACCAGTCACATCACCTGTTAAAGTGATTGAGATATCTTTACCTTCTAAATTATCTAGTCTAGTTAATGCTGATGAACTAAATGTTTCCAAATTAGCCGTTTCAATTAATAAACTTGCAGTTGTTGTGTTTAAATTAGAAACCGAAGTATTTAAACTTGCAGTTGTTGTGTTTAAATTAGAAACCGAAGTATTTAAACTTGCAGTTGTTGTGTTTAAATTTGTTATTGATACATTTGACGAACCTGTTGCAGCTTCTAATGAAGTTAATGTTGCTAAACTAAGTTCTTTTACAACTGTAGTTCCTGCTACAAACTTAATAGAACCTGTTGAGATATATAAATCTTTCCAAATTTTAGTTGCAGAACCTAAGTCAAATGCGTTTGTTGTTTGAGGAATAAGTGAAGAACTTAAAGATGCTACAACATTTACAGTATCTGCAGTTGCATCACCAATAGTGATTGCTCCACCTAATGTTAAATTACCTGCAATGTTTGCATTTCCGGTAATATCTAAACCAGAACCTGAAATTGCTCCAAAGTTTCCGGTACTTCCTGTACCTGCTGATGATAATACGATGTCACCTGATGCTCCACCGACTACTAATGTTCCCAATGTGGTATTCACATATGGTTCTCCGAATGCTAATGAACCGGATTGTTGGGCGGTACTACCGCGTCTAAATTTAAGTCCCATTTTAGTTTACTCTTTTTTTTAGTTAAAGTATAATAAATTCATTATACCATTATAAATATCTATTTGTTTTCCAATTCCTTTACTTTTGCAGATAATTCTTTTATAGCTTCAATTAATAATGGAACTATTTTTTCATAATCAACTGCCTTATATCCATTTTCTCTATTTATAACAACTTCTGGAAGAACTTTTTCTATTTCTTGTGCAATTACTCCCAAATCATGTCCTGTGTGTGAATGTATTTCTTCAAATCCTTCTTTCCAATCATATGTGTTACCACTTATTGCTTCAACTTTTGTTAATGCATTTTGAATTGGTTGAATATTTTCTTTTAATCGTTCATCAGATGAATAAAATGCTACAATATCACCGGTTGCTATAATTTCTCCGGTAATGGTAGATGCTGCTGTTCCTACACCTATTGAGTTAAATTGATAATTACCAATTGAACCACTATGAATTGTAGAATTACCTAAAATTTGTAAAGAACCGCTAATTACACCATCCGTATCTAATTTAGATTTAATCGTTGTATTAATAGAAGATGTAAATGATTCAATATTATTTAATCTAACATTTGCAGATTGAGTAAATGAATTTAATGATGTTATTGAAGTGTTTGTACTTCCTGTATATGAAGCTAAATTTGTAAATCTATTTTCTACCGATTGTGTATATAATTCTAAATTAGATGTTTCAGTTTCTAATGCAGTCAATCTAGTTGAAGCATTTGAAGCAGAATTTATCAAAGAACCCGTTACTATTCCAATTTCGGTAAATCTTGCATTTGCAGATTGAGTAAATGCATTTAATCCTAATAATACATTATCTAAATTACTTGGGTCTAAAATTGATATTCTATAATCAAAACTTGCACTATCAATATAATAAGAACTTGAGAAAATATTTAAATTTCTAATACTTTGAGAAACGGATGCACTAAATGAATTTAAACTAGATGTCGTTTGGTTAACACTTCCTGTATAAGTACCCAATGTTGCAAATCTAGTATCTACCGATGTTGTATAAGTTTGTAAATTATCAAATCTTGTATTAATATTTCCACTAAATGAATTTAAACTTGCAGTAGTTTGATTTAATGAAGATGTTGTTTGATATATTGATAACAATGAAGATGTTACACTTGCACTAAATTCATTTAATGAAGATGTTGTTTGATTAACACTTGCAGTATAACTTCCTAATGTTATAAATTTAGTATCAATACTTCCACTCCATATATTTGCAGATGCAGTATATAAGTTTAATGATGTATTTTCATTACTTGAAGTAAATGTATTTAAAGTTGATATAGAAATATCTACACTTGCCGATTTAGATTGTAAATTTGATAATCTACTATCTACCGATGTTGAATATGTTGTTACACTTACACCATTTAAACCAATAATTGTAGAAGAACTTATTGAACCCAAAGCTGCTATATTTGTATTAAAATATAATCTTTGATTGGAGTCTTCCCAACTCATTGATACATTTGCTCCTGCAATATTAAATCCTGCACCATCTGCAATTCCAGATGAAGTAGACCCACTTGCCAATGTAATTGATTTATCTTCAATAAAAGTTTCGGTTGTATTTAATGATGTTTGTGTACCATCTACAATTAAGTTTCCTAATATTCTAGTATTACCACCCGTTACATCGATTGCCGTTTTTAATGAAGCAGTATATGTGTTTAATGAAGATATTGAAACATTCAAACTTGCAGATGTTGTTTCTAAATTATTTAGTCTACCATCTCTAATATCAACATATCCTTTAACTGCAAATTGAGTTGGAACCGTATCTTCACCATATAAACCTTGTGAATTTAATAACG